CAGGTATTAGTCGAGCAGATGCAGAAGATATTGCGTTTGAAATTGTTTTGAGTTTAGGATAAAGATATGGCAACATTATTTAAAAATAAAGTAGTAAAGGAAGTAGGAGTATTACCAGTTGATATTTATGAAACTGATGCAAGTACCCGAGCTACTATTATTGGCATGAGCTTAACAAATTTAACAAATTCTTTTGTATATGTTGATGTTCTTGTGTCAGACGATACTAGTAATACAGGATATTATTTGAAAGAAACACTTTTACCTGCAAATACTAGTTTAAGAGTAGTTAATCAAGGCGAAAAATTAATTGTCGCCCCAACAAATAAAGTACAAGTTCGATCAAGCGTTAATGATAGTGTTGATGTTGTATTGAGCTTTGTGGAGATTGTATAATGACATACTATGTAGGAAATAACCCCCAGGATGTACTTAATGGTATTATCAAAAGATATTTTTATGGCTTAAGAAGAAATGATGATGGTGAGTTATTCTTAGCAAGGATTGACCAATTACAAGGCGGAGATCAAATATCCACTATTAACGATGTTGGTATTGCAGAAAATAACTTTCCAGATTTTGAAGAAGGTATCGATTATCTTGACGGTGTTGATGCAGATCATAATGTTGTTTATAAAAATTTAAGATATCCACAACTAAGATGGGACGGTAGATCGTTAACATATTACATTGATCCAGAAGATGGACAACTAATTATGAGAATTTCAGAAGGATACGAATATCCTGAGAACATTTCGGGACCAGGATACTAAGGAGCAAACTAAATGGCTGAGTTTAAACTAGATAGATTTAAATATAATTGGAGAGGCGAATGGACAGCCGCCACCGAATATAAAAGAGATGACATTGTAAGACTAAATGGTAAAAGTTATGTATGTGTTGTAACACATACTGCTAATGCAATATTTAGAGATGACTTAAACGCTATTCTTCCAGGATCAAATCCGCCACAACCTCAGCCAAAATGGGTGGTAATGACCGATGGTAGACAGTTTATTGGCGAATACGCAACTGATGTTGTTTACGATTTAGGTGATATTGTTGTTTATGACGGTGTTACGTGGGTTTGCATTAATTCTCATACTTCTACAGGTGCTCCTTCAGAATCAGTTAATTGGGAATTACTAGTAAACAGTATGGCATTTGTTGGTGCTTGGACAAGTGGTGTTGTTTATGGTCCGGGTGCTATTGTAAAATACGGTGGTAACGCTTATAAGTGTATAACTGCACACCAAGCAGGAGGCACTTTAGAAGAATCTATCTCAAATTGGGAAGATTTTTATATAGGATATCAATACAGAGGCGATTGGGCGCCAGGAACTGATTATTTTGTTAATGATTTAGTAAAATACGGCGCAACAATTTTTAATTGTACTGAATCACATACATCTAGTGGACCAGAATTAGACTTAACAAAGTTTGTTTTAGAGATTCCAGGTTCACAAAAAGAACCAATTGACTGGGACAGCGAAACATACTATCAAAATGGTGATATTGTACGTTATGGCGGCTTTCTTTACATTGCTAACGATAATAGTTTTGATGTTGATCCATCAAGAGACCAAGATGACAGTACAGTTACATGGGTAATGTTGGCAAAAACTACTAGTTTCTTGGGAGAATGGGGTAAAGGTAGAATATATAAACCAGGAAATGTCGTTCTTAGAGGTGGAAACCTTTATATGGCTGTTAGAGATGTTAATCTAGCTACAGGAACAGATAGTACAGCTGATTATTTAGATCCAGATATATGGGAACATCTTGCACCAGGGCAAATTTGGGACGGATCTTGGACTGTAGGAAAATATTATAGCGTAGGAGATGTAGTTTATCATTTAGGAAGTGCATATGTTTGTAATACAGAGCATTTATCAACAAGTATTGATAGACCAAATAATTTAGAAAATTATTTTTACTGGGATGTATTAATAGAAGCTGGATCTCCTGGAGGATTACACGACAAAGGTGATCTTCTTACTTACGGACTTAGCAGAGAATGGGCGTTAGATGACAGTACAGAAGGTGATGTACGTGTTCCAATAGGATCTAACCTACAAGCCTTATCAGTTAGTGACGAACATGAAGCATTTTGGAGAAATACTACTGCTGATGCTGACGTCATTTATGTTTCTACAACAGGTAAAGACTTACCGGGCTATGGAAAAACACATCAAACTCCGTTTAGAACAATTAGACATGCTTGCGAATATGTAGAAGACAATTATACTCCTCTAACTCCTACTAAAATCCAGGTAGCAACAGGAAGATTTGAAGAAATTGGCCCAATACCTATTCCTGCAGGTTGTGTTGTTATGGGAGACGAGTTAAGATCAACAACTGTGGTAGCAAACAGTCCTATTCCAGAGTATTTGTCAGAACTACCATATATTAAAACAATCAGCGACAAACTTAATCTACTAATTTTAGATTTGATACAAAATAGACGAATTGATGTTAGCGAAGGAAATTTAGAAACCCAAGTATTTACTAAGGACGTTAGTAGTATAGCAGCAGCAGAATATGTAATATCTAGATTTAACGATTATATTAACTATATAACTTTCGTTCTCGAAAGCACTGATACACTTCCTACAACAACAGGAAGCAATACACTAGCAACAGAAAATTTATTCCAAGAAGGATATAGACAGCTATTTGCTAACAGAGAATTTCTTGCACACGAAATATTATATTGGTTAAAAGCAGAAAATCCGTTGTATAATTTTGATAATGATAGAATTTTAGGTATAACTAGAACATTAATTAGAGGTTTAGCATTAGATTTACGTTATCAAAACAGTAATTTTAGATCAATACTGGCAGCTAGAAGATATACAAACGGTGCAAACGGTTCTCAATCAGATGATATTTTCTATATGAGAGATACAACTGGTTTACGTAACATGACTACCGAAGGTCTTCAAGGTACCCTTAATCCTCCAGGCGTATTTGAGTTATATCAACGTCCAACAGGTGGATCTTGCGTAAGTTTAGACCCCGGTTGGGGACCTGATGACGACCGTGTATGGATTGTTAACCGTTCTCCGTATATTCAAGGTGTAACTAATATAGGAACAGGATGTGTTGGTTGTAAAATTGACGGTGATCTTCATAACGGTGGCGTTAAATCGATGGTTACAAACGACTTTACACAGGTATTAAGTGACGGTATTGGTTGTTGGGTTACAAATGGAGCAAGAGCAGAACTTGTTTCTATGTTTACATACTATTGTGCTGTTGGATATCTTGCTTCAAACGGTGGAACTATTAGAGCAGCAAACGGAAACAACTCTTATGGACTATATGGATCAGTTTCAGATGGTAACGATCCTGATGAAACTCCACAATCTGTTACAGTAAACAACAGAGTAAATGAAGCTGTTGTAAAACAAGGTTTTGCTGGCGGCAATACTGACCAATTGTTTATATTTGAATACGAAAATACTGGAACAGAGTATACAAACGCAAGTGCATCTATTATAGGTGCAGGTGCGTTTGCTAATGTTGAATTTACAGACTTTAGAGATGGCGCAATTATGGAAGGTCGTCTTGTTAATACACAAGGATCGGGCTCAGAAGGTGGCAGTAATTATATGTTAAGACAAGGTTATGCTCAAGTAACTGCTGATTCGACATCTAGTATCATACTTTCTGCAACTGATGTAACACAAGACATTTCAGAAATTGACGGAATGTCTATAAAAATTATATCAGGCGACGGCGTTGGCCAATATGGAGTTATTAGTGCATTTGATCCAGTAACAAAAACGGTTACTGTTAATAAAGAATCAGATGGTGCTCCTGGGTGGGATCATGTAGTTGCAGGTTGGCCTATTGAAACAGCATTAGATTCTACAGCATATTACAGAATTTCGGCAAGAGTACAAATAGATCCACCTGCATTTTCATCACAATCAGCAGATATTCCATTATTAAAAACTTGGGCAGGCGCAGCATATGGTTATACTACACAGTTATATAATAATCTTGCAGGTCAAGCAGGTACAGGAGAAACTTTTGAAACAAATCCTGTTACCTCTACTTGGAGAGTTAACAGAGAAGGCGACACATATACAGTAACTAATCTTAATCCTGGAGCCGGCTATGCAGTTGGTGATACAATTACCATAGCAGGAACATCACTAGGCGGTACAAGTCCTGATAATGATCTTGTAATAACAGTTACAGGTACTAGTGAAGACAGTACAAACAGTATACAGACTTTTACCTCAGAAGGTACACCAGTAGGTAAATTGTTTATTCTATCTGATATTACTGATACAGTATTGTATAGTAAAGATACTGTAAATTGGAATACAGCAACTATAGATACATCTAACGGACAGTATATAAAGGCTATTGCTGAGGATAATCGATTCTTAATTATACAAAATACTGGAAACAATTATCAATTCTCGTACACCGGCGACGATTGGAACACAAGAAGTTTACCTGTTACTGAATCATGGAGCGATATTGCATACGGTAACGGAATATTTGTAATTACCGCAACAGGAACTGACACTGTGCTTTATAGCAGCGACGGACTAACATTTACACAGGCAACTATGCCGTCTAGTCAAGACTGGATTCGTGTAGCATATGGTCAAGGCAAATTTATTGCAATAGCTGATACTGGAGCATGTGCATATTCCACAGACGGTCAAACATGGACTGCTGGAGGAACTTTTTCATCTGGAACTTATAAGAGCCTAGTATACGGAAATAATAGATTTTTAGCAGTAACTGAAAGCGGAACTACATTGTATAGTTTAGATCAAGCGCAAAATTGGACTGCTGGAGGAACAGTATCGGGTGGATTTGATGTTAAAGAAGTCCAATACAAGCAAGGAATATTTTTTGCAATAGGAAACAGCGGAACAAATAATCAGAATGCTTCAACTTCTGAAGATGGCATTATTTGGGATACACGTTCTTTATCATCTGCTGCAAGATGGAGTACACTAACATTTGCTAAACTCGATGGCAGACCAAAATGGATATCATTTGCTGACCAAGTATCAGTTTCTGGAATGTCAAGATCAATTGCAGGTGCAAGAGCAAAAGCAATATCAGATATATCACAGGGCTCATTTGATAATATGTTAATTTGGGATCCAGGTAGTGCATATGAGTTAGATAATCCTCCAACAGTAACAGTAACAGACAATCAGTATGTTACAGAAGTTGAAATTGATTTAAGAATGAGGGACGGGACTTTAGCACAACCTGATTTTGTTAACAGGGGTTCAGGCTATAGAACAAGTTCTTCTGTTATAACTATTACAGGCGACGGGTTTGCAGATATAATACCTGAAGCAAACGATGTTGTTGTTTCAGGTGTAACTACTATTCCAGGACCAGGTGTACAAATAAGATTTACAAGTATTCCAGATGAAACAACTATTGACCCTGACGATTATAAACTATTTACAGGAGTAGGAATTACGGATTTAGGTGACGACGGAAGTGGTAATGGAACACGAACTATTAAAATTAAGCTATCACCTAGATTAAAAAATGAATATAATCTAGAACACGCAACAGCAGCAACACTAAGATCTAACTACAGTCAATGTAGAATATCTGGACACGACTTCCTAGATATCGGAACCGGCAATTTTGAAGAAACAAACTATCCTGAAATATATGCAGGAGGTAACTTCTTTACTGCTGCACCTGAAAACGAAGTACTTGAACAAAACGGTGGACGAGTATTCTATACATCAACTGACCAAGATGGTAACTTTAGAGCTGGTGAACTCTTTGCTGTTAATCAAGCAACAGGTGTTGTTACTATTAGTGCTGAGTTTTTTGACTTAGATGGTCTAAGCGAATTAGCACTAGGCGGTGTTAGACTAGGTGGATCAGGTACTGTTGTTAGAGAATTCAGTACTGATCCAACATTTAGTGAAGACAGTAATAACATTGTACCAACGCAAAGGGCTATTGCATCTTTCTTAGCAGAAAGATTGTCAGTTGGTGGTGAGAATTTAGAGCTTAATGGCGTTATTGCTGGTACTGTAAGAATAGGAACAACCGATAATGTTATAGAAAATGTAGCAGGAGGTGCAAATGCAGTTAACTTCCCTGGCACAATTATTATCGACGGCAATTATGATATTACAGATCAGGTAGGAACAGTAATTGAAACAAGAGAAACAGGGCTGCAAGGGTCATTAATTGCAATGCAGTTCTTCCTCAACGATCCTTTCGAACCGGGGATGCAATAAAATATGCATATTAAGGATTATGATAAATACAATAACTTGGAGTTACGTAAATGGCAGAATTTAAATTAGGTAGAATTAGATTTGTCTGGAAAGGCGACTGGACAGCAAATACCACATACTATCAAGATGATGTTGTTGCATTAGGCGGCAAGATCTATATTTGTGTACTTGGACACAACAGTCAATCAGACTTTTTCTCAGACTTGGACATTACACCTACTAAATGGAATTTAGTAAGTGATGGACAAACATGGAAAGGTGACTGGGCAACAAGTACAGAATACTTGTATAGTGACATTGTTAAATATGGTGCAGGATTATATATTTGTAATACTGTACATACATCAGCAGCAACAGAAGCGTTAGGCCTTGAAGCTGACATAGCTAACTGGGATAAATTTGCTGAAGGTTTAGAATGGAAAGGTACATGGTCTACCGGAACCAAGTATAAAGTTAATGACATTGTAAAATACGGAGCTTCGACTTTTGTTTGTAATACGTCTCATACTTCTGCCGCTACTGAGACAGACGGACTAGAAGCTGATCAAGCCAAATGGGATACGTTTAACCAAGGATTAGATTTTAAATCTTTTTGGACTTCAGGTGTTAGATATAAAGAAAATGATTTAGTTAGATACGGTTCAAGTATTTGGATTGCAGTAAATGATCATACTTCTACAAGCATATTTGCTGACGATGCAGCAAACTGGAATAAATTTGTTGAAGGATTTCAATTCGAAGGCGACTGGGATGTTTATAGAGGATACCAGCCTGGAGATATTGTAAAGTACGGCGGCAATCAATATGTTTCAAAAACTGATCACACAGGTCAGTTTCCAACAGTTGAGACAGCACACTGGGCACTATTTTCTGAAGGGTTTAGTTACAAAGGCGAATGGGGAGATGACTCCACAAACCAAGATTATCGAGTAGGTGAAGTTGTAAAATTTGGTGGATACACATATGTTTGTATCCAAGATCATAACAACCAATCTCCACCAGCAGCAGCATATTGGGAAAAGTTTACTTCCGGCCTTGACTGGAAAGGTCAATGGATCGATGACCAGGCATACAAAGACGGCGATGTTGTAAGATATAATGACAACTCATATATTTGTATTAACAGTCACCAGTCAGAAGGTGATGATGCTTCGTCACTAGGTGGCGCAGCTAATTCTCGTCCAGACTTGGATGTAAGCGGCACATACTGGCAAATTATTGCAGTAGGTACTGAACAAAGTGTTCTTACTACTAAAGGTGATTTAGTTTACTATAGTGGATCTGCTCCGCAAAGATTACCAATCGGACAAAATGGTCAGATACTAACAGTTAATGAATCAGGATTACCTAATTGGGAATTCCAAGGCGACACTGATGATGTTTACTATGTTGCAGGGCACGGTGTTGACAAACCTGCACCCGAATATGGAAAAACTATTGATCGTCCATGGGCATCAATAAAGTATGCTACACAACAAGTTGAACGTGGCGCAAAAAATAGAAATGCAGCAAAACTCTTAGAGATTAACAGAAGATTTATTCAAAGAGAAATTGTTGAATGGACAGATTATCAAATTACAAATAGTATAGCACCGTTTGCTAGTGGTTTTGATTTCAACAGTGCTAAATGTGAAAGAGACATGGGTCTTATTGTTGACGCTCTTATTTGGGACATAACACACGGTGGCAATGTTCGTTCGAGAGAAGCAGCAATTTCTTATGTTGAAAGAGGATCAGAAATTTATACACTAGGCCAAGAAGATGAAACAATAGCATCAATTAATTACGGTCTAGACGTTATAGAAGCAGTGTTAGCACAAACAGCACCTGCTGCAAATTATCAAACATTAAATGGTGATAATTCTACTGCGGTAGTTGAACAGTATACTGATGTTAACCTTGATGTTGAAAGTGTATTAACTGAAATACAAGGTTTAACTAAAATTATTACAGATGCAATTACTGCTGGTACTGATACTAACATTCCTGGAAGACTTATTAGAACTACACTAATTAAAGTTGCAACAGGAAAATATTACGAAGTACTTCCAATTGTTGTTCCTGCAGAATGTTGTATACTAGGCGACGAACTTCGTTCTACAAATGTTCAGCCAAGAAAAGCAAAAGATTCATTAACTCCTAGAAAGGATGTTAAGTTTAGTTATGCAGCAATTGATAGAATGGAAAAAGTTGTCGGAGACATTATATCAGGTGTTACAGTAACACCGACAACAGGAAATAACGAAGTACAAGATCAATCATGGCCTTATGCGGAAACTACAGTTGTTGGTCCACAAGTTGCAAAACTATCAAGAACAATTAAGAGAAAAGTTGATGCAGATGTTGGTGATAAAATTGAAGCAATATATACTCCATACTATGATCTAGACACACCAGATTACGGACGTTCTAGAGACTTGTTCTTACTAAACAAAGAATTTATTCAAGCAGAAGTAGTTGCATATCTAACATCGCAATTTGGAAATCTTACATATAGTAAAACAAAATGTAAACAAGATGTAGGATTTATTATAGATGCAGTAGCATATGATTTAACATATGGCGGTAACTGGCAGAGTGTTAACGCTGGTAAAGCATACTTTAATGGTAATACCGGAACATTACAAATTGACAGTGAAGAGAAAGCAGCAACGTTAGCAGCATACGCTTACTTAAAAGAGCTTTTACAAACAACTGGACGTAATATTACAGTTAACCCAACTTATCAAACTCCGTTAACTGCTGGCGATTATAGTACAGTTCCAGTACCACAAATTGCCGGTACTGGTGGTAGTGCAGGCGCTTCAACAGTTATTGGAAATCTCGTTGATGACATTATTACTACTATTGATCAAGGTTTTGCCAATGCTCCTACTGTTACATATCCTACAATTAAAACTGATGCAGAAGCAGAAAAGTTAATTAATGCATTTGCCGCAGGCACAACGTTGTCAGACATTCAAACTGGAACAATTGATTTTATTAGTAAAAACTTTGGTAGCTTCCGTTACAATAGCGGAACTTGTCGTAGAGATTTAACAAACATTATCACTGATACAGCGTTTGACGTTGCATTAGGAACAAACTATAATGCATTATTTAATGGAATTGCATATACAAGGCCCACAAATGCTTACAACTTAACTAACCAAAGAGCTGAGACTGTAGGTGCTATTAGATTTGCAAGAGACGACTTACTTTTAGAAACTAGTGATGCAACAGCTGAAACTAGACTAAGAGCAGCATTTAACGAGATTGTTGATATTATTGATAATGGAGAAAGTGCAGCAGATGCTTATTCTTATCCTGCACCAAGCACATTGCCTACAACAAATGCAGACGATGCATATGCAAACTTGGCAGCAAACAAGGCATTTATTCAAGCAGAAATTGTAGCATGGATTGATGATCAAATTACAGAATTTAATATTACTAATCCTACACCAGGAAGTATATGGTTCGGATTTACATACGATTCTACTAAGTGTTCAAGAGATACAGGATACATTGTAGAAGCATTAAAATACGACATACTTTATGGCGGAACAATGGCTGCAACTAGAATTGCAGAATCATATTTTGGTATTAACGGTGATGCATATCCTGCAGGACAAACTGCGCAAACACAAGCAGCAGTTGAAAGGCTCGGTATAATTGCAGATCAGATTGTTAGAGAACAGTCTGTTACAACTTCGTCTGGTAACGCTGAAGTACAAACTACTTTAGGTAGTCCTGCAACAGCAACAGAAGGTAATGCAATAATTGCTAAAACTGATCTTATAGAAAATGCACTAGCAGGTGGTACTATTGCATCTCCAACATATCCTGATCTTGCAGCATTGAGTGTAAGTGCTACACTACAATCTGAAAAAACAGTAATTGACGGTGCAAGAGCACAAACAATATTAGATACTATCCAATATATTAGCGACACTTACAACGACTTTAATTATAATCATGCTAAGTGTTCTAGAGATATTGGACTAATTATTGATGCAGCATTATATGACTTTGCAACAGGCTCTAACTTTGCAGCAATAGTGGCAGCATACAGCTATCTTAGAAGACCAAGTCAAAATGTTTTAAAAGATCAAAAGACTGCAAGTATTGCAGCATTTGAATTTGCTAAAACTAAAGTAATTGAAATTATTGAAGCAAATGGCGCAAATCCAAATGCAATAATTTCTGTAAGAGATACTTGGGAATGGATTGATGATGTTATTTTCTCAGGTCACGCAGAAGGCGGAAACACTGCTGTAGAAGATCAAGAAGTATGGAATGCTATACGTATGCTTGAACTTAACAAAGACTTTATTGCAGCAGAAGTTCATGCACACATAGATGATCATTTTACTATTAATGTTTCTAAAACTAGAGAAACTACAGATGTAATTACAGTTTCTGATACAGGTATATTTGAAGCTAATCAAGCAGTAAAATTTACAGATTCAGAAGACGATAGCACAAATTCACCTACATTGTTTAGTGTAGGACTTGATAGTCAAAAAGTTTATTATGTTAAAGATATTTTATCACCAACTGAATTAACAGTTTCTGAAACTCCTGGAGGCACAAGGGTTCCTTTAACTAGTGAAACCTCAGGTTTTGATTATGACAGAACTAAGTGTCGTAGAGATACTGGACTGATTGTTGATGCTGTAAGTTCTGATATTGCTCTCAACACTAATTACAATCAAGTAACAGCAGGTCTTGCTTACCAAAGAGCAAATGCAAACAAAGTACAAGACCAATTAACAGAAACAGTTGCTGGTATTACATATGCTAAAGCACTAGCAGCAGCTTTACCTGAAGTTTCTTCAGAAAGCACAGCACTTGCTAGATCAAATGCAGCATTTGACGAAATTATTGATATATTATCAAACGGTACAGGAAATGCTGACGCAATAACTTTTAATGCACCTAGCACAGCTACAACAGGTGAACAAAATGCTGCTTTACAACTACAAGCAAATAAAAACTTCTTAAAAATTGAAGTAATTGCTTGGATAACAGATAACTACCCTGCACTAACATATGATCAAACAAAGTGTGAAAGAGATGTTGGTTATATTGTTGACGCATTAACATACGATATTCTATATGGTGGTAATAGTGCAACAGTACACGCTGCTGAAAGTTACTTTGTAGGAACACAAAGTCAGCTAGGAGCAGGCGAACAAACTGCAACTTATCTAGCATATAACTATCTACAATCTATTGTCGATAATATTGTATTAGACGATAATGTAGGATGGACTAAACTAGGTGCCGGAACACAAGATATTTCTAATGGTCCGGGAACATCAACTGAAGCTACTAAGGCTCAAACACTAGTTGGTATTATTGAGCAAGTAATACAAGATGGTGATTTAGATAGTCTACCTGGTGTTTCTTATCCAGACTATAGTTTTGCAACATCTGCTATAAGAGAAGCACAAATTGCAATGCAAGAAAATAAAGAAAGTATTGTTCTTAAAACTATTAGATATCTTGATAATACATACTCTAAACTATTCGTTCTATCAGTAGATTACGATTACAACGTAGAGCTTTGTACTAGAGATGTTGGCGAATTTATTGATGCTATTAAGTACGATTTACAATGGCCACAACAATGGAAGAGAACATATACAGACGGTATAACAATATATCGTCCTGCTAGTTATAGAACACGTAGAGCTGCAACGGCATATGTAAATGCAGTTATAGGCTCACAAGAATCAGACTTCTTCTACTTACGTAATGGAACAGGTTTGAGAATGATGACTATGGACGGATTACAAGGTGATCTAAGCCCAAGTAATGAATATGGAACACAACGACCAACAGCAGGTGCATATGCATCACTTGATCCAGGTTGGGGTCCAGGTGATCAAAAAGTTTGGATTACTGCACGTTCACCATACGTACAAAACTGTACTACATTTGGTTATGGTGCAGTTGGTCAGAAGATTGACGGCGCACTACACGATGGTGGTAATGATAGTATTGTTTCAAATGACTTTACACAAGTTATAAGCGACGGTATTGGTGCTTGGATCACTAATAACGGTAGGGCAGAACTTGTATCTGTGTTTACATACTATTCACACATTGGTTACCTAGCAGAAAACGGTGGACGTATACGTGCTACTAACGGTAACAACTCCTACGGTGCATTTGGTTCTGTAGCAGAAGGTGTAGACCCAGAAGAAACAGCAGTTACAGCAATCGTCGATAACAGAACACAATATAATGCCACTGTTGCAAACATTGATGTAGACAATGACGAAATGTTAGCATTCGAATATAGTCATGCTGGTAATGAATATACAGAAGCTGAATTTGAAATATTTGGTGCTGGTTCTGGAGAAAATATTGTAGTTGACGAATTCCGTGACGGAGCAATATTCCAATCAAGAGTTAGTGAATCACCAACTGACGAAGCAGGCGGTGACGGATACTTAATTGTTACTAACACTGCACAGACAGGTGATAGTACAAGTTTAACACTTGCAGCAACAGATGGTAACTTATCAACTGCATATCCAGGTATGAGAATACAAATTACAGGTGGTGCAGGTATTGGCTTATATGGTATTATTTCAACATATAACTCGGGTTCAAAAGTTGCAACTGTGATTAGAGAAAGTGATGCACAAAACGGCTGGGACCATCTTGTTCCGGGAACACCATTTGTATCACCTAACTCGACGTCAACATATGTAATTGAACCTAGAGTATCATTTAGTGCTCCACCAAAAACTTCTGGAAATACAAATGCTATTGCAGGAAACACAACTTGGAAAGCCGCTAACTTTATGCAAGTATCAAACGAGTATACTGCTATTAATCCAAGTACTGAAGCTGATGGACAAGATGCTACATTTAATGTTATTAAAAATGGCAGCAAATATTATTTAGAAATTAACGCAGGAGGCACTGGATTTAAACGTTTAGACACACTAAGCATTCATGGTTCTAGTGTAGGCGGAATTGATGGTACACACGATATTACAATTACTGTAACAACAGTAAACAGTATAACAGGTGCTATTGAAGATTTTGATTTTGAAGGAAGTGCAAAAACTGGCGTATTTGTTGCAGTTGGACAAGCTGCTGGCGGTAGTGACAGCTCTATTGTAACAAGCGACGATGGCTTAACTTGGACCAGTAGAGACACAGGCAATTCATTTGATGATGTAGCTAGTGGACTTATTGATGACGGTTCATCAACATTTAAACAATCTGTAGCAGTTGCAGTTAGCAATGCTACAAACGACACTGCATATACTGAAGATGGTATTACATGGTCTGCAACAACATTCCCAGGAAGTTTTCTTAGTGCAGGAGTTAAGAACGTTGCTTTTGGACAATTAGGTTCAGGCATAAACAGATTCGTTGTTATTAACGACGGTGACAATGACGTATGTTATTCAGACGATGGCGGCGCAAACTGGACACTTTCAAGTGCTTCAATGCCTGCTACTGGTTATGATGCTATTGCATTTGGCCAAGGAAAATATGTAGCAGTCAATAGTGGAACTACAAGTGCTGCATATTCTACTAATGGTACAGTATGGACTGGTGTTACACTTCCAGGTACAGCACAAACAGTTGCAGATGTTGTATGGGGTAATGGTAGATTTGTAACACTAGGTGGAACAAATGGTATTATGTACTCACTAGACGGTGTTACATGGTACGAAAATTCATTAACATTACCTGTTGCAGGAACAGAAAAGAAACTTGCATACGGACATGGTGTTTTTGTAATTACTTCAACAGACACTGACGAAGTAATGTATTCGCAAGACGGATTGTACTGGCAGTCATATACTTTACTAGGTGGTGCAACAACTGGCGGCCATAATGGAATTGCGTTTGGTAATCCAGATAAGGTTGGTAGTTTTGTAATACTTCCTGATGCTTCTATAAACGGCGGTACATTTAAGTATGCAAAAATTGGTGCAACAGCAAGAGCAAGAGCTGCTGTTGCAAATTCACAGTTGTTTGAAATTAGATTCTTAGAACCAGGTTCGGGATATCCATTAGATACACAAGATAGTGACTATCCTACTATTACAATTACAGATCCTAACAACGTTGAAGATGTAATACTGGTAAACAGAGTTGGTAACGGTGCGTTGAGCACTCCGACATTTATTGCTAGAGGATCAGGATATACTGCTGCAAGTGCATCTATAGTTACTGCATCAAGTAATGGTTATGCAGATTTCTTCCAAAACGGTACATTTGTTGCTGTAAGAAGATTAACTGCAAGACCAGTAAGTGGATCTAATATTGAATTTGATTCATTACCGGGAGAGTATTACAAACTTGTTAACACTGTAAGTTTCTTAGGTCAAAATGACGGTAGTTACACTGCATTCTTGCAAATATCACCGGAAATGTCTATTACTGACGCACCTAATGACGGTGATCCGGTTGAACTAAGAATTAGATTTTCACAAGTACGTCTAACAGGACATGACTTCTTAGACATCGGTACTGGTAACTTTAAAGATACTAATTATCCAGGAGTTCCAGTTAACGATCCAGACCAAACTAAAGAAACACAAGATAGTGCAGGAGGAAGAGTGTTCTATACTGCTACTGACCAAGATGGTAACTTTAGAGTTGGCGACTTGTTTAGTATTGAACAGGCAACTGGTGTTGCAACGTTAAACGCTGATGCATTTAACATTGCAGGTCTACAAGAACTTACACTTGGTGAAGTTACACTTGGTGGTAACAGTGCTTCGGTTACAGAGTTTAGTACAGATCCATTCTTTACTGCAAATTCCGATAGTATTGTTCCAACCCAACGTGCTGTAAAATCGTATATTGAAGCACAAATTGGTGGCGGTGGTGCGTCATTGGTTGTTAACAGCGTAACAGCAGGCGATGTATTTGTTGGATCCAACCTAATATCATCAGTCAGCGGTGCGCCGATAAATATAAATGGAAACATAAACTTTACCGGAACGGTATTAGGTTTACCACTAGCATATAACTATTTCTTAAGATAAGAAAAGATTGGAGAACATAAAAAATGGCAAATGGAATATTAAATGACGGGACAAGTACAAACCCTATAGCATTACCTGATCAGACAGATACAGTGCTATATGTTGTACCCGCAAATACGTTTACGGTTTGTACTGTAAACTTAGTTAACAGACATGCAACTGACACATCAAATGTCAGAATTGCAATAGCAGATTCTGCTACACCTACAACAGCTGACTTTATCGAATACGATGCTGATTTAGTAGCTGGAGGAGTTTTAGAAAGAACAGGCCTTGTAATTAACGCAGCAAAATACTTAATTGTATATGCAAACGGCGGCTTAGTATCTGCAATGGCAATGGGCATTGAAACTGCTACAGCATAAGGAGAAATAAGTTATGGCTAGAAGAATATCAGTAGGTAGAGTTGGTGATCCAGTACTTGGTGTAATGTCAGTTACTGATACGACACTTAGTCCTGTAAATGCAAATGCAAGTATTACATTATCACCTACCGGAACAGGTCAGGTAGAAACAACAACCGATATTAATCTTTTAAATGAAAAAGCATTAAAACTTTATGAAAGCGGCAGTACTAACTATGTTGCATTAAAATCTCCAAGTTCGGTTACTGCTAATGTTACATATACATTGCCCGGTGGAGGCGAAAATAATGGATATGTTTTAGCAACAGACGGAAGCGGAACACTTAGTTGGGCAGCAATTACTATTAGCCTAGCAGATAGTACGACACCAAGTTCTCCATACTCGATACCATTTGCAAGTGCAACAGATACTAGTATTTCATCGCTTACGACATCGTCTGCTAGACTAAATTTTACACCTAACACAGGTACGCTTTTTGCAACTATATTAAGTTCAGATACTGGCAATATAACTGCTGTAAACTGTACATCTCTTACTGCAAGCGGTGCATTATCAGCAGCGTCAATTACAGAAACTTCAAGTATTGCATTAAAAGAAAATTTAAACCCAATTACTGATGCACTGGATAAAGTATTAAGTCTAAATGCATTTACATATGATCGTAAAAATGGCTCAAGTTTTAATGAAGCTGGATTAATTGCAGAAGAAGTAAATGAAATTATTCCTAACATTGTTGAAAAAGACGAAAACGGAAATCCTGCATCTATTCAATATTCAAGGCTTGTAGCATACTTAATAGAATCAGTTAAAGAATTAAAATCAGAATTAGATAGCATTAAGAGGTAAACAATGGCTCAGCTAAAAAATACTACCATCGACGGAACAGGTTATATTAATATACCTGTAGGCACAACAGCCCAAAGACCTAGCAGTCCTACAACGGGAATGATAAGATGGAACACTGATTTAGATGGTGCCGAGGAGTGGAATGGATCTTCTTGGGTATTTTTAACAGAAGAGTCCACTCAAGAACCTAACATAGTTTATTATACAGCCAGAGGAAGTTCTCAATTTATTGTTCCTGAAGGTGTGACTAACTTAGAAGTGCTAGTAGTTGCAGGCGGTGGCGGCGGTGGCGTCCTCGGTGGAGGCGGTGGCGGCGGTGGCACTATCCACCGTAAAGATTATCCCGTTACTCCAGGTGATACTATTCCGTTAACTGTTGGTGCAGGCGGTCCTGGACAATCAACCCCTATTTCAAACAAAAACGGTAGCGCCTCTAGCTTTGGACCATTATCAGCAACTGGTGGCGGAGCAGGGTCAGGACATCCAGGTAACAGAGCAGGATCTGGTGGCGCAGGAAGAACTGGTGGTTCAGGTGGCGGTGCTGCATATACACACCCAAGCGGATTTGGTGCAGGAACAGACGGACAAGGATTTAGAGGCGGAAGTAATAACTCACCAGGACCTCCACATTCATGTGCTGGCGGCGGTGGTGCTGGCGGCGATGGCGGCAGAGGTAAAGGACCTTATGGCGGACACGGTGGTGTTGGTCGTAGAGTAGGTATTACTGGAGAAACAGCTCACTTCGCAGGCGGAGGCGGTGGCGGTGGCCACGGAC